GTATAAACGGCATCATACTTCTCTGCATCAAATGTCAACTTTTTACCGTCATTGATAAAGCAGAACTTTCCATCATCTTGCTGCGTGAGTTCTGTAAACCCTTCGTAGCGGAGCTTGTCTGCTGTCTCACGGTTTGTTGTGACAATAAAATTAAATTCATTTTTTCTATAATCCATATTTTTCTCCATTTAATCCTGTTATTAAGAAAGAGAAGGTTAAGAAGCCTTCTCTTGAGAGTTTGTTATTATTTTTGATTTGTCCGGTTGATTTGGATCGTCTGCGTAGAACCATTTGTAACCATATGCAGACTTATAATGCTCTTTATGTTTACAACATCCTGAGATAAAAGAGCACGAATCACTTCCACAACTTCTTGCTCCATCAAGCAATGTGTTAAAAGTTTCAATATATTGGTCATCTAAAGAATATTTATTAACCATCCTTGTAGTAAAACTTTTATCTGTATTTACTTTATATTTAAAAATATCATCACCATTATAACGAGTAATATATCCCTTTATTGAATATTTTTTACCTTTGCACATTGCTGAAATATTAGAAGTTGATGTGTTAACATACATAGCACAAGAAGCCACAGTATCAAAAGTTCCTACGAACTCAAGAGTATCACACTTATACAAATCAATTGCTTTAGCATTACTTCTTCCTTGATAATTATACATTGGCTTTGTTGACCACCAATATCCTTTAATTTGCATATGTGGATTATCTAAAGACATTCGTATAGAATTGCTATATACGTTTACAAATTCAGATGCTTGTTGTATACTATAAAATTTTTTGACCATTTTTGTATTAGTTATATCAAAAGCATATATTTCTATATAATATGAACTTATAATGCTATGTAAATCAAATGATTCTCCATGATTTCGCAATACATACATACAATCATAATTTCCAACACGTCCATCGCATATTTGTGCAACAACATCTACGGTAATTCCGTATTTTTGTTCTACCTCTGTTCTTGAGTCTAATGTTTCAATAAAACTTCCATCTATAAAATATATATCTACGGGCTTTTTATTTACAGTTCCGGTACGACCACCTTCATCAATATTGTAACCATAACAATGATTGGTAGAATCATATTTTATAATATATCTTTTTTCCAATTCATTTAATTGTTTCTCTAATTCTATTTGAGATGGATTTGAAATTTTTTCTAATTCTTCAATTTTAAAATTGTCTTTTCCGTATTTATTTATTGCTCTTGCAATAGCCATAGTTGTATATAGTCTTTTAGATTCAGTGATATGTCCAGACCATCTATTGTTGATTGTTCTTATTGTTTGACCAACATATTTTTTGTCATTTATTAAGTTTGTTATAAGATAAATATATCCTTCATATTCATTTGTTTTTTTATTAAAACTCATTAGTAATTCCCCCATTAAAAAAGAGAGTGGTAATTAACCACTCTCTGCTTTCAACAGAGCAACTATTTTTCTGTTAGCATCATATGTCAAACCATATGACGGTTATATTTAATTATCCTTTAGCCTTATCACGCTTTTCTTCGGATTCCTCACCACTTGTTGTCTGCGTATCATCTTTGGGTCTACCATTTTCACCAGTAGCGTCATCCATACCAGTTGAAGTAAACGAACTTGAAAGAGGATATTTCATAATATCATGTAATCCTAATACCTGTTCTTCAAAGAATGCCATCGCAAGCGTTTCTTTTTCTGAAATACCATTAAGGGTGTTGTATGCAATCTTATTATTAAATCCGTATTGACAAGATTCTAATAAATCTTTCTTAAAGTTGTCCTTGGTATACACACTTACAGGAAAAAATTCAACCCTACTTGGATTTCCAAGTTGAAGAGACAAGAAACGATTAACCCACGCCTGTGTCTGAGGCAGGAGAGAAGAGATTGCATATTCAGTATTTACAATCTGTGCATATCTAAATGCTTCTGCACCGGAAATAGTACTGCCATTTAAAATTTCAGCACCACCGGCTGTATTTAAAACAGTCTCTGTGGCTTTAGCAATTTTAGTAGCATCATTAGCCTTTTGTGTATCAGTAAATGATACGGTTTCCAATTTCCCTGGTACAATCGCTGCTGAGATATAGTCTGGTAAAGCTTCGTTAATCATACGATTAAAGTATTCAATCATAATTGACGGATCTACTTTCCATTCATCTGCTGAATCTGCACCAGACAATGTCTCCATTTGTAACCAAATCATTTTATATATTTCTTGTTCATTTGCAACTGCCTGAATAGATTCTAAATCACTCAAATTAATAAGTGCCTCAAAAATTGGAGTCATTGGCGGCAATACTGTTTCCCAATCTTCACTTCTAAATTTTAAACACAAACAATTACTGTCAGGGACAACAATCCACTTCTGTCCAGAACTCTGATATTCTTTATACATAGCATCTAAAGGATCTGGCATATATTCCAACAGCTCTTGGTGACTTCTAAAATAAGAACAATCAATAGCAAAACTATAATCACCAGTAGAATACTTGCCAGATATCTTCGCATAATCCGCTGGAACTTGCCAAATAAAAATACCGGTATCATCATAGATAACAACACCATAAAATACATCTTGGATAAAACAATTTAAATATGCATTACGCATTTCTTGTTGCAAGTTCATCTTTTCTAATATGTTTAAAGTGTCATTATATGATTTTAACATTTTTGTAGCATCTCCACCTTTAACCAAATCATATGGCGGAATTACTCGTCTAGCATACAAACAAAACATATCAGCATAAAAATTCATTAATCTAGCATATGTTTGAGATCTGTAATATAAATACCATGACAGATTTCTAAGATTTTTTTCATTCGATCCTAAATTAGAAATATAAGAGCGTAAAGTCTCTCTATTGAAAGTACTTATGCTTTTAGTAGCAGTCTTTGTAATATCTTTTAATGGCTTTGCTACACTTTCTGCCATAGCAAAGTTTTTTATTGTATCTTTATTTTTCTCATAAAACTCTCTAACTTCAGCCACAGTAGGCTGTTTCTTTTCAGTAGAAGGTGCAGTAGTAGTCACCTCTGTTTTTTTCATTCTTTGTGCCACGTTAGCACCTCCTTATTTATTTTTTATATCAAATGACCCGCCCAGTGTGCATTGTTAAGAGGCCGGCGGGTTCTGTTCAAAATTATTTGTAGGTAAAAGTTATAATTTTACCTATGTTTACTCAAATGATGATAATCGTCTCGCTGGACGAATTGTGAGTTGCTTAACTAGATTATTCGTATCTTGTTGTTTTGGTTTTAATTTAAGTTCTAACTGACAAGCACACCAATAATTATAAGCTATACTAGAATATCTATCCTTTCTCATTCCGGATATTTCTTTTACTTTAATATTTCCGTTTTTAACTTCATGTTCTAATTTTATTAACTCGTATTGAGTCATTGTTGTTTGTATGTACGGCATTTTCAAAGCGTTCTGTTCTGTTAAAGAGAACTTATTGTAACTCTTAAAGGTATCACGTAATATATCTTCGCCATCATGTTCAGATACCAAGAAATTTATTTTTCCATTTTGAATACCATTTCTCAAAAGAACACATATTTCATTGTTGAAAGCAGAGGTAGCCTTAACAGACCAAACAACTTTTTGAGCATCCTTAACTTTACAACGAGCCGCCATATCAGGGTCGTTACAACAAGTTAAAGCCTTATATGTCTCTCCGGTCTCCGGGTCGTATTGGTCTTTTATTATAAAGTCATATACTCCAAGACCTATACCATTCGTATCTAGCACAAAATCAGTACATTTGTAATGATAAAAGTATCTCATAGCAATAATACCAAGTTCATCTGTTGTTAAACCTTCATATGTTTCTGCATATATAGGATTTGATTGATACGAAGTTTGATTAGTTTGAACTAAATTATTAATGAAAAATGCAGCAGCATCGTTTTTCTTTTTCTTTGATGAAGCCATTAAAGCAACGTCCAAAGATAATATTCGTTTCTCGGCAGCACTTACTGATGGAACTCTAATTTTGTCGTTATAGAATTTAAGTGGATAGAAAGCATTTTTAATTTTTCTACATTTCCCAAATTCATCAAATTTAAATAAGCTTCCATCTGTATCACCAAACCATAAGCATTCCATTTCCATCTGTTGTACAAGTTCATTATAATCTGCTTCACTCATTTCATCTTGTAACTGCTCACGAGATAGTAGATTTTCAAGTACACTTATTTGATAAGGTAAGCCACATATAAAATATTTCTTTGCATCATCAAAGAAATTAAGAGTATAGCTTTGAGCTTTTTTCCATGCCCATGAACTTTTAAAGTAAGCACTGGACATATAAATTTCTTTATTTCTTTCTGTTAAATGTGCATATTCTGGTTTATTCAAATATTTAGGATGGCGAGGACTTGTTAAGAATTTTCTTAATACAGTATTTATAACTGTTTCATCAACCATTCTAAATTCATCAACAACAATAATGTTAGCTCTCGCAGATCTTGAATTCTCAGAACTAGTACGAGTTTTTATCCAAGAGGTGTTTTTAAATGATATTGTCGCATCGTTCTGGCCAATGTTGCATTTCTCAATTTCACTCCGTAAAATCGCTGATTGTTTCATAAAGTCATCTTGAATTTTTAATAAAACTTCATTAGCCTGTTTTAAAGTTCCTGAACTAACAACAATTTTTGTTCCAGGGAACAATATACACCTAACAACACAAAAGAGGGCGGTAAGATAGGTTTTTCCTTGACCTCTTGCTGCAAGATACATCATAAAATTATAATGCATCATTGCATATATCAAAATCTTTTGAAATAATTTCAAATGAATACCCAATACCTCAGAAACAAATCTCTGTGGATTGGCTCTATAATAGGCACATCTCCAAGCAACAGTGTCCATAATTTTTTGTGCCTTATCACGCTCAACATCTTTTACGGTTTTTACTTGAGTAGCCATTATTCCTCGTCTATCTTTGACCCAAATATTTGGTCAAATAGTGCTTCTGAATCTACATCTTCATCATACTGTGGCTTGGTCACAGTGTACTTTCTAATAAATCTTTCATAGAGAGAAGAAAAAGCATTCTTTAATCCCATCATCTTAGATAAGTGGCCTTTAAAGAATACATCAATATATAGACCTATTTTATCAACATCTCTAAATTCTTCATCTGGTTCAGGGATTGGCTTTTCGTCTTCCCATTTTGCAATTAATTGTCCAAATGTCTGAAAATCTGCCAAAGAATCGGAATTAGACTGAGATGGTTTTACAGATAAAGAACCCATTAATTCTTGTAATGTCTTATCTAATTCTTTTGTATCTTTTCCTGTTTTTTGTGCTTTATCTATTTCTAGTTCTTT